TGTTCTTCTTCTATATTAACAAAGAAGTTACCACTAAATCCTACAGCACTTCCTGTTTCTGTATAACCTATATCACCACTAACATCACTAATGTTTTTATCAGTACTTAAATTTTTATTGTCATTAAATGAAAATCTTGTAATTAAATCTGTATAGGAAGCTGAAGCATGATTTCCATTATATGCGGTGGGTGCACCAACATGATTATCAAACTTAGATTCACTTAAAGCAGTCTTCCATAACCTAAATTCCATCATAGAACCTGTATACTTAGTGTAAGTTGATTTACCACTTGAGTTTGCCAAACCACCAATATAAAGTTTGTTTGAGCCAGAATGGAAAGATGTATTATATGAAGAACCTGTTATTGTCATAGAGGCTGATTGTTCTAAATATATTTTACTTCTACCTGCATCATATCTTTTTGCGTATAACGTATAATTAATACTTTGATTAGACCTATCTGATGTTAGCTCAGCACCACTTGATGATTTTCTTGTCAACATAACTGAATTAAAATCAGTATCATATACAGGAAAATTATTAACTGAAGCAGATAAGAATCCATTAGAACCTGATAATACAAAATCTATGTGTCCTCTTGAATCTTCCGAACCATTATCTCTTAATAATATTCCCCATCTAAATTTATCAGAACCTGAATCTTGACCTTCTAATAGATATCTATTATTTATTCCACTACCACTATTTGCTCCAGCAAATCTAAATTCTATCGTATTTGGTCTTGTAGTAAACTTTGGCCATTTGGTTTTTATATATTGACTTCCTGAGAATGCCAATGCTTTATCGTGCTTTCTTTGAATTAAATATTGTGGTTTGCCTGGTACATCAGGACCTCCAAACTCTCTAACTCTTAAAATAGTAGATGGTATACCATAACAATTTATAATACTTTTTAATGCTCTTGGTGTTCCTTTTGTTTTAAGAAAGAAAGGTAAGTTATTAACAATTCTTTTTTGTATCTCAGCTTGTATATCTTTTTCGGGTTTAGATGAATATTGAACATATGTAGAGCCTGATAAGTACTGACCTAAGTGCCATCTCTCTAATGATATTAAATCTTTATTTGATTTTATATTTAATCCCATACCCTTTGCTACATCAAATACCAACTCATCAGCAAAACCTTGATTCCTATCTACTAACCCTTCGCTTCTATCGTGTATTTTATCCATATGAGTAATGTATGTCCATATATTATCATAGAACTCACCAATCATTCCTGCAAACTTTATAAAGTCATTGTTACCACTATCTTCTCTTACAAACTGAGGTAATAAATTTTTCACACTATTTCTATTTCCTGCATCAAATTTACTTGCACTTGCTAATTGTCCTGAATACCAACTTGTTGCTTGTGAAGCAGTAACAGGATAATTTAGATAAGGATCTGCATAAGTTCCTGCTCCAGCAGATTTTGGCCAGGCACTATTATATCTAACTGTTTCAGCTAAGACAGAACCTGATACAAAGGATGTAGAAGTATTCCACAAATATTTTTCGTAACCTGTAAATTGTTGTTTAACTTCTCTTATCTTTCTATCCCATCTTCTCACATCAGTACCAGAACCACTTGTTGCTACCATAGAAGAACTTTCAGCAGTATACGCATCTATGTTTGTAACTTTAGTTTTAAAATTTACAAGTCTTTGTTCAGCTGAACTAAAATTCACGAAGTTAGGATATACAGAATAATCTATATTTAAATCAACACTTGCTAAACTTGCAGATACTAAAGTATCTTCAAAATCTTTTTTAATTTTTGGATCAGTTGTCTTTAATGTATCTTGTGTTATAAAATTTGTTCCTCTATCTCTTACAGGGGAATCTAAAGAATCTACATCGGGCGATCTAAGAACTGTATAATCTTCTTCTTCTGCAGGTGGAACTAAAATAACTTCTTCTGTAACTGGAGGTATAATTTCATCAGCTACTAATAACTCATCACCCTTTACTACAGCTTCATTAAGTGGTTCATCTAATTTCATTACAAATGAATGTGGATACTCTTTAATAGTAGAATTATCTAACTGCATATTAGTTACCAACACTTCTACATCTTCATCAAAATATAGGTTTGTTTTCAATTCCTCAATTTTAAAATTAGGATAGACTACATTATATGTTAGTTTTGCTCTTGGGTCTGTTCCTTTATAATCACCATCAACTACACCAACTTCTTGAGCTTTTTGATTATAATCAACATCAAGTTTTACTGTATTCTTATTTATAACTTCTACAATTTGTGCTGAAAATGAAGCGTAGATTGGTTTAAAGGTTTTTACTTCTTCAGTAATAAATTTTGGATTGGGGGCTGGTGGATTTTGTGGTTTTGGTGGTATTTTAATTGATTTATCTTCAGGATCTACAATCTTAATATCTTTAGGTAATGGTTTTGGAACAACTTTAGTATCTACACTTGGTGCGCCTGGTTCTGGATCTTCATCATTACTTTTTATAACTTCTGCTATAGTAGTCTGTTGACCACCATAAATATCCATAGCAACTTCGCTATCACCTGATTGTCCTGTAGATGGATTTGATGAAGCATCGCCTGGTCCTTCAGCACTTGGTTCATTAAAAGTGTTACCACTTCCAATTAAACCTCTTTCTCTTGCTTCTCCTCTTGTAAGTGCCATTAGAAGAAATCCTCATCTGCTTGTGCCTGAGCTGCTTTTCCCCCACCACTACTTGGTGTTGCTTTAACTGTTGAGCGACTTGCTGCTTGTTTAAGAGGATTCATTTCACCTGGAAATTCAGCTGCTGGTTTTGGATTCATTCGTTTAACTCTCTCAATATCTGCTGTTTCTCTTAATCTCTCTTTTTTTAATGCAAATTTATTTTCTAAATCTTTTACTGGAACATCTTTATACAAAGGATTTGGAGCTTGTTTATATGATACTGTTTCTTCATAACCAGTAAGAAAAGCATTCTGAACTTCTATATAACCACCAATCATTTCTTCTAAAAATCCACCATCAGCATCATCTAAAGTTGACGTAAACTTAAATGGGTCTGCACTATCAATCTTTCCATCACCTGCTATATCTGTTAGTATTGGGTTGTATCTAAACTCTTTAAAATTCAATGAAGCAAATCCATTATTATATTCACTAATGTCTGAAGTCTTAGGTATTATTCTAACTTCTTGTCTTGATGGTGATATTTGATGAACCATATAAGTGTCGTCGAAGATAAAAACTTCTTCTCTTGTATTTGGATTAGTTAAATCTAACTCAACACCTTTAAAATATTTTTCACCTTCTTGACGAACATCACCATTCCACAATTCATTGGTTTCATCAATAAAAAATACTCTTGGTTTACCACCTCTTTGTCTTAAAAAATTATATGTTATTTTATATTTTCCTGCTATTAAACCACAATCTCTTAAATCTTTACCAGGAGTTAATTGAACTAAATCTGATTTAGCTCCTGATTTTTTAATTTTAGAAACAATAAAGTTGTCATCTGAATCGTGGACGTAGTATTCTATGAAGTCGGTTGGAAACCTACCGAAATCTGATTCTATTTTTTGATTGCTTATACCTGAATCAGGTATTTGTTTACTTGCCACTATTAGCTCCCAGCGTTAACTGAACGTCTACTGATATCAACGGCTTGTGATGTTGTTTCACCAGATCCATCTTTTATCTTACACTTCACCACAGGACCCCAACTGTTTTTATATTTCCCAGGCATATTTACTGTTAATGTTGCTGTATTCTCTCCACTAAAGTTAGACCCCTTTTTGCCATGAGCAGCCTTGACAGGAAGTCCAGTGCCAGGATCTACCCATTCATAACTAATTGTAGGATCACCTAATGCTTTTACACTTATTATTACAGGTCCATTTCCTTTACGAAGTTTTCTATTTTTCCTTCTCCCTCGACCATAATATGTACACTTAATGTCTGTTTTTAAATCTGTTTTACCTTTATGATTACCCATCGCTTGTCGTTCAAATCTTAACTTAGGATGACCATTTCCCTCTGCTGCTACTGGCTGTCCTTTATCATCCCACTCTGCTCTTGTATATGCTACATCTGTATTTGGATATCTTACCATTTCAGCTTGATATTCTGCGAACTTTGCATCAACAGCAGCATCATCAGCTTGTTCTTGTAAATTTTCTTGAAGTTCTGCTTGTAACTTTAGTAAATTATCTATCTCTTGATTTAATCTATCTTTTAATTCCTTAATTTCATCAGTTTCCGAAGAAAAATATCCTTTAGAAGTATCTATAAGATATCTATGTGATTCTCCAGCACCTTCTGTAGAAATAACGTCTCTTAACTTTTCATATTCTTGAAAAAACTCACCAACAGTTAAAGTCTTAACAGGATTATTATTTAATAACTCTTTTATTTCTTTATCAATAAACTTATCAGCGTCATCGGTTACATAATAAGTTTTATTTGGTATAACAACTTTTTGTGAAGGGTCGTTTTCTATTTCTGGTATAGAAACAAACTCACCCGTTTTCATTCGTAGAGTTTTAGGTGCAGCTGCATTAGAACCTGAAGCAACAAAGTCTCTCTCTTCTTTTACAAATGTATTTATCTGTTCTCTACGAGCGGCTTCTATTACTTTTTCGTAATGTTCATTATTTTTCAGTTGTGCTTTTGTATATGGCATTATCTCGATACTTTAAATGTGAAATCATCATCATAGTAATTTACAATCTGAGTTGCGCTTGATGCTGATCCCGTTACTACTTTCAATTCAAATTTATAATATCTTTCTGTTTGAAATCCATTCATCCAAACATTGAAAAAATTACCATCGGTATCACAACTCACAAGTGAGCCTGAACCAAATGGAATTATTACGTCTTCTGTTACAGCGTCTTTAACTGAATAGTAAGTTCCATGTTCTATGAACTGACTACCACTTGGTAAATATTTTACAGCCAAGTTAGCTGAAGTTGTAGAATATGTTTTAGCAGGGTATCTTTCTCTACCTACAAGTCTAAACTTAATTTTACTGTTTTGTTTATACTCAGGTCTTAAACCTTTAAAATAGATTACAGTATCTTCTAATGCTGAGCCTGTAAGTGGTGCAAGAGAACCTGTGCTCCAAGATGAATCATCCCAAACTACTTCCAACTTTGGTGGGTAGATTGTAGATGTATCTCTTGAGAAAAATTTTAATTGACCATAACGTGTGCTATCTCCCTCTTGAACTCCACTACCACTTGTAACGTTTCCGACACTACCACTTCTCTTTACCATGAATCCTTCATTCGGATACACAGAACCACTATACATCCAAGCGTGAACAATATCAGTTACATCCATACGAATATCTGTTGTCTCATATTCTAAAGATGAAGAACAAGTTAATCCTCTTAATCCACTTGCATAACTACCACTAAACCACACTCCACCTGTATTGTTACTACCACTAACCCATTGTGTTCCATCATTCTCACCATGTCTGTATCTCCAACTTACACCTTCAGTTATTTGTGGATTGGAATGATATGTTCCATCACCCATTGTCCAAGATTCACTTACAGGATAAGCATAAAGTGTTTGTGAAGATGGTAAATCTGTAGAACCTGCGTCATATAAATTTAAATAATATTTTGCTGATTTTGGTATTAAACTATTTTGAACTGAAGCACTAAGATAACTAAGATTAAATTTTACTAATGCTCTTGATACATTTATTGTTGTACCTGTATCATTCATATCTTTACGAACTTCTAGTATAGGATCTAATCCTGTATTTACTGATTGGGTTGCTTCGCCCTCGTATAATGTTGCGTCTGCTGTAGCAAATTCAAAATAATGCATTAGTTGTCTCCTACTACTCTACCCTCAATATCTGTTCCAGGATATTTCAATTCAAAGATTGAAGGGTCTAACGATGGATAAATAATACCATTCTTTGTAGCTCTATCTATATCATATAGATTGCCCGAATAACCATTTGCAGTTTTATATTTGTTTGTTATTAAAAGTGGTAAAGATTGTGGATTATCTTCTACAGGTGGAACTACTGCTGATACACCGTCAACTAAACTTAACTGATAAACTAAATCAGATAAAATGATTGGTTGATTAACTTGCCATCTATCAATATCAAAAAATGTTTTTACCGTTTCTATTGATTTCAATACAACTTCACTTTTATTAAAATTTGGTCTTGTCATAAGACTAAACTTAACACCTATATTAATAATATAAGCATTTTTAATATTAATCGCGTCAGTAACCATTCTATATTGACCAAGATAAGTTCTTAAATTTTCTTTAACTGCTTGGTTTACGTTTGTTAATTTTTTCTTTGAATCATATCCTAACACATACATATTCAATGCTAATGGATTAGGTATTCTTGATGCTTGTTTAGCCATTATTATGCTCCCCCGCTTCTACCACCTGGACCACCATAACCAACTTTAGGTGTACCCGAAGGTCTACCAAGTGGAGTCTCTACTAGCGCTCTACGTTTAGGTGAAGTCATTCTAGCTTTTGCTATAGTTTCTCTAACCGTTGCAGGACTTTGAGTAAATGTTCCACCTTCTGAAGATTTTAAATCTGCTACTTCTTGAACCAACGGACTTATATTTTCTATTTGTTCTTCAAGTGGTGGTGCTGCTGCTCCAATATTCTCTTGAACATCTTCTTCTGATTGATTAAGTTGTTCATCTTGAACTATATAAACTTTTGCTATATTTCCAAATCTTTGTGGTAACGATATTGCTCTTATCATATAATCTTCTTTTGTAACTGCTCTACTCTGTGCTTGAAAATAAGCAAGTGCGTTATTTTTAATTTCTATTAATGTTTCACCTGACCTACCACCACCAGCAGGATCGGGATTATTAACTGCTACTGAATTTTTTGTTTCTTGAACTGTAGCCGTTACTAAAGCAGAATCATCAATATTAAATGTAACATCATTTAGATTTTTAATATCATTAGCTGGAACATTATCTTCTATTCCACCACCAACAGAATACTTTACTGTCAATGTTGTGTTGGATGGTGCTAAACCATAAGTTCTTGTATTTAAAAAGTTTGCGGGATCGAATGCAGTATCTAACTTACTAACACCACTTGCTAATGATGAACCAACTCTATCTGGATTTGGAACTATCTCTTCATCAGGATTATCTGAAACACCTGCGCCAAATCTTAATTCAGTTCTATTATCATCTTTAATAAAGGCTGTAAATCTTCGTGGTGTCTTTCTTAACTTTAACATATATGGTGCGGTATCATTATATTGAGTCATATCTGAATCATTTGCTGATGTATTTTCTACTTCATCAAATATTGTATCTTGTGCTAAAAAAGGAACTTCATACCAACTATTACCATCGCTATCTGTCATACTAAGAATCTCTATAACATATGGATTACCTAATACTACTTTGTCATATTTAGTTGCTGTGCTAAAAGTAAAAAGTTCTTCTTTAACTTCGCCACTAATTGCTCTAACTCTTTTCTTTAACAAATATTTTGTAGGAGCATTAGCATTTGTTTCAAATATAGAAACTGTGGTTGGGTCAAAAGAACTTGAATATTTAAAGTTTACATCATCCATGAACCTAAAAGTTTTTCCTGTGCTTTTAGATTTTACTTTTGTATTACTTGTAACTGTTAAAGCATAATTCATATTTGGTCTAACAGAATCTGCAGTTCCTGTAGCAGGAACAGTTTGGTAAACATCCAATACAGTTGAAGCAGGATAACTAACTTTAGGTTTGTATCCTAAAGATTGTGCTATGTTATAAATTGTTCTCTTTTCTTCAGCATATGCTAAAATAGATTCTTTAAATTGACTATCTACATAATAAGAAAGAACATCACCAATATAGGCTGCCATTTCAATAAACATCATGCCAGGAGAAGACTCATTAAAGTCTGTATAAGTTGTTGGGAAATATGTTTTTGCAAACCCAATTAAATCGTTTCTAAATCCTTCAAAGTCTTTATTTAAATATTTGACTTCTTTGGATACGTCTTTTATTGGACCTGTTGTGTTTGTAGGCATTTACTATCTCCTATCCTGTAGTATTAAAATCTAAGACTATTTGATCTGTTGCGCCAGGACTTGTTGCTACTGAAAAATTTATGGATACATTTAATCTATTTGGGTTTGTAGCATCTGTGTTTGTTGTTATTGAATTTATAGCTACGTAAGGCAACCACTTATCAACTGCTTCATTTATCACTTCTTCAATTAATGCATC